GCTCCGGACTATGTTTTACGAGATGGGGCTGAAGTGGGTTGAGGTAAACCCGTCATTGGTCAAGAAGTACGCCACTGGAAAGGGCAACGCCAAGAAGGAAGAGATCGCCGTGGCTATCTATAAGCGTTGGGGACGGGAGTTCCCGACCAATGACGAGGCAGACGCCTTTGTCCTGGCGTCAATTGGTCAGTCTTTGGCCGGCTACCACTTTGATAACTTGACGGCGTTCCAGCATGAGGTGATCGACCAGCTACAGGCCGGCGGCAAGAAGGCCGGTGCCAAGAAGAAGTCGGACGGCAAAAAGAAACAGGCCAAAAAGGTAGGGTAGGAAGGAGTGGTACCGGTGGATAAAATCGCCTGTCCGTCATGTAACCACCCTGTACACGAGATTTTCAAAGAGGATAACATACGCCGCTGGCGGTGCATGGCATGCGAGCGCGGCTTTTCCGAACTAGAATATCAGCTTGGGGACGGCGAGTTGATAAGGAGAGGCGGGAGGGGGAGACATGCCGCGGAAGTTTCGCCACGTCCAAGTCAGCCTGAGTGAGCACGCGAAATGTAGGTGGATTGAGCGGGCGGGGCGTCCGCCCGGAAAACTCCCGGATTTGATTGCCCTGCTGCTAATTGAGCAGTTAGCAGCAGGCCTGACAGTCAGAGGCGGAAAGGCCATGCTGCCACTGAGCGCCCAGGTCCTGTGCCTGCCCGAGGACCTGGTGGCTTGCATCGGGCTCCCTGACTGGCGGGGGATCTGGGAAGTGGTGACGTTTAAGCCGGCTTGAGAGGGGGTGTTAGTATTCCTGTGAAACTGACCGCAGAGCAAAACAACGAACGGATGGAGCTATACCGGGAGGGGTGGACAGACAAAAAAATAGGAGACAGTCTCGGTATTAGCTATAGTACCGTGTTTGGTTGGCGCACCAAGTACGGGTTGCCAGCGAATAGTAAAATAGGCACCTACAAACGCACGGTGAGTAGCGGCGTGCCTATGAATGAAGCATTGCCGCCGGATGGATGCAGGTTAGTCAAAGCGTTTTTGCAGGATCTGGTGGCGATTGCTGGGAAAGCGGAAAAGGGGAACATGGATATCAGTAGGTTCATACGGCGGTGGAGAGAGATTGGAGGAGTGGATGTGCAAAATGATACCAAATAAAACATTAGCCATGGCTGGCCAAACTGTGAAGAAGAAAAACAGCCAGGCCAGGAGAACGGACTTACTGAAACTGCGCCCACAGTCCCCGCTCTATATTGCCCTTGAGGACATGGATTTAACCTGGTATAAGGACGAGGTGCCCGCGGTGATAGCGGCCTATAATAGCGGTATGGGGATCGTGGAAATGGCCGATAAGTTCAAGCGAGAGCAGGAGGAGGTGGCGGTGCTGCTGATGGATCTTGCTATGAAAGGAAAATTAGGGCTGAAAAGGAGTGATAAATAACCATGTCATGCCAACACAAACGCCCTGGCCGGACAGCCAGACGCGCGCGTATCCAGAGAGCGGCAGCCTGCAGGGAGAGAGCGGAGGAGACAACCAGGCGCCGGGCTGCCATCGTAGTTCACTTTCCCTCGCCGAGACGGTGCAGGTTTAGTCCGGGCTACCTGGTAGCTTGGGCGGATGGTGGCGTCGGTAATGTCCGGCGATAGGCTGAAGTATATCGCGGTCAAGTTGCACCGGTGCACCGTGTTCCTGACGACTGAGGAGGCTGAGCGCCTTCTCAGGTTGGGGCCGGAGTTGTATGGGGAGGCAATCGAAAAGGGGCGCGCAGCGCTAAAGATAAGGAGAGGTACCGGTGAAAGAAATAACTACGTTGTGCGAAAGTTGCCGTCGAGCCGTTTCGACATTGTGTAAGTATATGGATATTACTGACCCAGCCGTCGGCCTGGGTATCATGGGCGCCACTGCGAAGGCGAGACCGACTAGATACGCGATGACGTTATACCGGGTGACCGCCTGTCCATCATTTGAGGCAGGCGAGTTGCCGCCTTTTCTGGGGCAAAAATAAAAGGAGGGATATTTGTGGAGCGTGGGCCAGAATACAAAATCATAGATAGCGGCGATCGCCGGGAGTTTACTTCCGGCGCCGTCCGGGACATGGGGGAATTCAAGGGCAGATGCGATCTGCTTCCGGCAGCCGCACTCTTGCGATTGGCCCGGCACTTCGAAGCAGGCGCGAAGAAATATGGCGAAAATAATTGGCGGCTTGGGATCCCTATCTGGTCATTCATCGATAGCGCTATGCGGCACCTACTGAAGTATATGGACGGGCAGACTGACGAAGACCACCTCTGCGCGGCGGCGTGGAATATTCTTTGCGCGATGTACACCGAGGAGAAATCAGGAGGTGCTTGATGGGAGAAGCTGCAGAGCAACCGACATTTGAGAAAGAAACTAAAAATGAAAACAGGATAGTCCAGGGATGGTTGCTTGAGTACAAACAGAGAAAAGAAAGATACGATAGGCGCCGCGACGACGTATTGCATTCTTCTCCTCAGCCACCTGATGGGATGCCGCGTGGAAGCGCCACGAGTAACCCTACTGGGCAGAATGGTGAACGCCTGGTTGAACTAACGGAAGAAGTTGGGCGATGGCTTGAACTTATAGAGGACGTGCAGTTAGGGCTTAACTGGAAGATGCAGCTTATATTAAAGCTAAGGCGAGAGGCAATATATATCAGGGGTAAGAGGCGAGGCCGGCCCGCATGGGTTAGCTACGTACAAGTTCACTATTGCGAAGAGGTGGCAACCAGGGAAGGGAAGCGGTTGGAAACCGTGTGGGTTGATCGGGAGAGAACTTTCTATGAATGGTGGGAACGAATTTTAGATTACACTGCTCGATTAGCAGCCAAGAGGGGTTTGCTGAAATAAATTTTCTTTTTCTGGCGCCAGAAAAATAGTAGATAATCGTGTTATTATGTTAGTGGCGAGTTAGTTTACAAGCAGGCCGTCCTTCAACGGGGCGGTTTTTGCTATGCCTGTAAAGACGGTGATGGCTAATGGCAAAAGGAAAATGGGATGATGTTAAATTACGTTTTCATGATATAGAGCAGTGGTTAAAGCAAGGCCTTGCCGAGTATCAGGTGTTTAAAAATCTAGGCGTAGGTAAGACAACATGGGAGTCCTATAAAAAGAAATATCCTGAACTGGGTGATCTGCTTAAAAAGGGCAGGGAAATTCAAATAAGTGAAGTTGAGAATGCTCTGTTTAAAAACGCGATAGGGTATTACTATTATGTCGAAGAAGCCGTCAAGGTGAAAGATAATGATGGCGGCGAGCATGTCGAGAAAGTCAGGCTTCAGAAGTTTAAACCTCCTGAGACGGGAGCGCAGGCATTCTTCTTGAAGAATAAGAGTAAAGGAGAATGGGCTGACAATCCGCAAATGATTGATATAAAACGTGAGGAGCTTGCCATAAGGAAGACTGAATCTGAGGGTAAGGCGTGGTGACATGGCAAAGTATGCGATAATCAAAACTTTTCTTGCGTCAGAGAAATGGATTAACTTCAGGATGTTGCTTATATCCGAACGTGGTAACAAGTGCCAAAAATGCGGGAAAGTAATAGCAACGTCAATTGACATCATCGGACACCACAAGATAGAGCTAACCCCGGAAAACGTACACGATTACAACGTAAGTCTTAACCCGAATAATGTGGACCTTGTCTGCTTTGATTGCCATAACCAGATCCATAACCGTTTTGGATATAAACCAGGGCGCAATGTCTACGTTGTCTTCGGGGCGCCCCTGTCGGGGAAGAATACATTCGTTTATGGGCATATGAGCCGCGGTGACATTGTCGTTGACATGGACAGTCTATATCACGCGGTGTCGATGCTGCCGAGTTACGATAAGCCGGACAGCCTGTTAAGTAACGTCAGGGCCGTACATAACCTATTAGTTGACAACATCAAGACCAGATACGGCAAGTGGGGTAACGCCTGGATTATCGGCGGGTATGCGGACAAGTATAAACGGGAAAGGCTGGCTGATAACCTTGGGGCTGAATTGGTATTCTGTAACGTGAGTAAAGAGGAGTGTCTGAGAAGGCTTGAGATTGACGAGGACCGGAGATATCGGAAGGATGAATGGCGCTGGTACATTGAGAAATGGTTCGAGAGATTCACCGGATAGCCCCCCCATCGGTGGTAATGAGCTGACCACCCAGGGAC